GTCAATTGGACGAGCTTGGCAGCTTGTCCACACAGCTTCCATTGCCAGGCCCAGCCTGCGCAGGAGAGTTGGATGCGCGTTTCCCCCACGAGAACGCGCGGGTAGATGAGGTAACAACCCCAATCTACCGGTGTCGTGGTCCTCTTTCCATTCGAAATGTAAAGAGGTTCGGTAAGGCAATTCCTTACGCGACAAACTGTCTCCCAGTGGATCCAACGTACGATGATCCGCCCTTTAGATCCCGAGAGGATGCGATAGTGTTAGAAGAGGATGGCCATGAGGCCATACTCGAACTAATACGCGCTACCCTCTGAGGTGTCACTAGATCTTGACAGGTCTGGGTGGGAGTGGGAGTTTGCGCAACCGAAACAACTCCGCGGCTGTATGACAGCCCTCGCGACTCAGCCGAAACTTTGTCGCGCTGTGGCTAGTCTAGCCACCAACTATCCAAATGGGGTCCTGCCTCTAAACGCCTAAAACGGTGAGTTCCGCTTGAGAATTCCTAAGATTTCCGTGCTAAATCACAATTGTGTAAACGCCGAGAGACTGCACAGGCGTGCGTCCCAGTAGGGCAGGATGGACAGTCCATCTCTTGAGATGTAACCCTTTCAACAAATTAATGTCGAAACAATCACAAGCCAATAAATCGGCTGCTCGCCGAGGTAGAGAACGGAGAAAGACCGTTCGCCAAAAGAGCCAAAACCCCCAGATAGGAATTCGGGCGCCAATGGCGTTGAGTGACGTGCAAATTTGCAACCGCGACTATGCGCGTTCGCTCATCAACCCGTTCGACTTCCCCCCAACATGCGTCCCTTGGACGCCTGCGCTTCAATCGCAAAAGGTGCAGATCTTTGCGCGCGGCACTCTCGTTACCGGGAGTGCTGGCTTTGGTTTTATCGTTGGACGACCCTCCATGTCCAGCGACGACCACATCGTGGCTTACTCTGTCCCGGGATTCTCAGATAATAAAATCTTTACATCTGCGACGCCCGGGGTAGTCGAGTCCAATCCGAACACT